CAAGCACGCATACATTGTCAAAAATCAAAGGGGGGGGTACTATGGCAGCAAGAGGCCGTCCGCGCAAGTCGGACAACGATTTAAAAAAAGAAGGCACATATAGGAAAGACAGGCACGCGGGCAAAAGCATGAAGCCGATGCCTGGCACCATGATAACGGCTTTGCCTTCGCCTCCTGATTGGCTCGATGATCTGGGGCAAAAAGAATGGGAGCGCCTTATAAGTCTTTTGGATAAGGCCAAAATGTTGGCATCGACAGATTTGGGTATGCTGACTATGTTGTGCAATGAATGGTCTTGTTACATATCCGCTGTGTTGGAAATTCGGGATACTGGTCGGTTTTACAAAACCATGAACAACGGCTTAGTAACATCTACCCAAATCCACCCACTACATACGATAAGCCAGCAGCACCTGAAAGCCTATATTGGCATGTGCAACGAATTTGGGCTGTCGCCCGCAAGCCGCGCCAAAGTACCCCATGAAGCCCCCGAAAAAGAAGAAACTAGAGTTTCAAAATTGCTAAGGAAAGCACTTTAAAAATATATGAACAAAGCCGAAAACTATATCCAACAGGTGTCTAAAGGGCAGATAACTGTTGGCAAATACATTCGGGCTGTTTATAACAATCACCTTTTCGATTTAAAGGAAAGCAAAAAAAGGACCTACGAATTTTATTTCTCCGAAAAACATGCAAATGCAGCGATAGAGGCATTTGAACTTCAACGGCTTGCGCTTGGCGAAAAAACAGACGAGCCGTTTATTCTTATGCCGTGGATGGCCGCTATACTTTGGCTACTGTATGGGTGGAGGTCTAAGGCCGATGGATTAAGGAGGTACACCAAGATGTACATTAAAGTCGCGAGGGGTAACGCAAAAACTGAATTCCTCGCAGGTATTGGTAATTTGGCATTTCTGTGCGAATCGGAGCCTGACCCACAAATCTATTGGGTAGCGACCAAAAAGGCGCAGGCTAAAATCGGGTTTGATAGGCAAAAGACGATGTTAAAGCGCCTACGACGGGACTATCCGGAAATTGCGCAGATAACCAAAGTATTGGCGCATCGAATTGTACAAACTGATGGCGAAGGATACGTAACCTATCTAGGTAAAGATTCTTCTACCGAAGACGGATTTTCGCCGCTTTATGCGCTGGTGGACGAGTGGCATGCGCACAAAGACGACGGAATGATACACGTAATGGAGTCGGGTATGGTAAAAAGGCGAAGCCCGCTTACCTGTATTATTTCGACAGCAGGCAGCAACCCAACGGGACCATGTGCCGAATTCGAAAAAAGAGCCAAAGCCCAACTGATTGGAGATATTAAGCCAGAAGGGCTACTGGCTGTAATGTACGACCTAGACGAAGACGACGATTGGCATGATAAAAAGAACTGGCCTAAACCAAACCCAAGCCTAGGTATTTCGGTCCAATTAAAAACGCTTGAGCAGGAATACCATAAGGCCATGACCGAAGGCGTTGCCAAAGAAAACAATTTCAAAACAAAGAACCTAAATATATGGGTATCGTCGTCCAAGGGGTGGATTTCTGACCGAAATTTCAAAGCATCGGGCAAAAAGTTTGATCCGGCAATATTAGATGGTAGGGTATGTTTTGGCGGCTTGGACTTGTCTAGGAATAGGGACCTTAGTGCGATGGTATTATTTTTCCCGTCATTATCCGAAAACGAACCCCACCACGTGCTTTTCCGCTTTTGGTGCCCCGAAGAAAACGCAAGGGAGCGGCAACGATTAGATGGTGTGCCATACCTCGATTGGGTGCGTGCTGGTTATATCTGCGCCACTCCGGGCGACATAATAGACCAGGAATATATCGAGAGAGATATACTCGAATGTATGGCAAAATACAAATTCCATTCCTGCGCATTCGACCGCCACCGCGCGCTCGGATTGGTCGCAAAAATGACGGTTGAAATAGATGGAGCCAATACCCAAACCGGGGATTTCTTTGAAGGGTTTGCACAGACCATTTCGACCTTTTCAGAACCATGCTCGGCACTTGAAACAATGGTGATGAAAAAGACGCTTAACCACGGATTGAACCCGGTTATCGAGTGGATGAACAGAAACGTTGTACTTATTTTCGACTCCAATGGCAATTTCAAAATTGACAAAAAAAGGTCTAGCGAAAAAGTGGACGGAATGGTAGCCCTTGCTATGGCCATAGGCCAATGGATGACCTACAAAGACAATTTCACAGACGCATATAGCGACTGTGATGTAGTAGTAATATAATCTCTATGAATACGGAACAATTCTTTGAAAGTTACAATTCGAAATTGAGCCAGTTCGCAACGGCTTATATGGCATATTTAGAGACCGAGTCGGAGCATATCCGAATAGTCGGCAATCGTAAATTTGCGACATACCAATCATTTAAAGCATCCAAGTCGCAGCGGTTACGCTCACAAAGGATGCGCGTTTCTGTCACCAAATTGCGCGTATTGTTTACCGCGACAATCCAAAAACACGTGAATGATCCAGCCGAGCGCACAAGGCTGCTAGACGAGTTCGATAAAAAAACTGAAAACTAGGTTAACTTAACCTCTTTGAATCTAGCCTGCAATCGCCTCATTTTTGTGCGATGAATATCCCATTTCTTAAATATTTCCAGTCAAAAGGAAAGGCCCAAAACGAGGAAAAACGTAGTGGGCAATATGATTATTCTACGGGTATTCCTTGGTTACAAGCCATATCTAGCAGCGGCGTTGCCGTTACACCAGAGACCGCGCTAAACCATGCAACTGTCTTTATTTGCTGCAAAATAATTGCAGAATCTACGGCTAGCCTCCCACTTAAACTACACAGAAGCCTACCCACCGGAGGCTCCGAAATCGCATACCAACGCCCAGAGCATCGCTTAATGGCCGTTGCGCCATCCGAGTTATATACATCCTATTCTTTCCGCGCCGCAATGCAATTTATACTTTGCATGCGCGGAAATGCCTACGCTAGAATAATTCGCGATGGGCGTGGAACCGTGCGCGAATTGCGCATATTACACCCCGATAGTGTACGACCCTACAAGTACAAAAACAAATTGTACTACCAAGTAAACGAAGTTGTTTCGGAGGGGTACGAATCCGAAAATCTATTCCTCGATGCAAGCGAAGTCTTGCATATCGCCACCGTTGGAACCGATGGCATTCGGGGCCGATCCGTAATAACCGAACTCCGCGACCGTATTGGCGTAGGTTTGGCTGCATCTTCCTATGCAGGCAAAAACATGAAGGAAGGTACGCTGCGCGGCATCCTTAAGTCCGATAAAAAACTAGATAAAGACGGTATTACTAGCGTGCGCACCAATTTCCGCGACGCAATGAGCGAGGGTCGTATCCCTCTACTCGAAAACGGCTTGGACTTTGCCAGCATTACGCTTGCCCCAGCAGATGCCGAGTTTATCAATACCGTAAAGATTAACCGGCAAGACATATACGGCGCCTATCGCGTACCCGCCCACATGACGGGCGACCTAGAGAGAAGTACAAATAATAACATCGAGCACCAAGGTCTCGAATTCCAAAAGTATTGCCTATTGCCCCACCTAACCATGTGGGAGCAAGAACTTAACCGAAAGATTATACAGTACTCCCTTCAGGGGGAATACTACTATTCGCATAATGTAGAGGGTTTATTGCGAGGCGATTACCGTACCCGCATGGATACATACGCTAAGGCTGTCCAATGGGGCATACTTAACCGCGACGAAGTACGCGCTATCGAGGGGCTAGCACCTATCCCCGATGGTGAAGGAGCAATGTATTTAACCCCCTTAAACATGGTGCCTATTTCAGAACAATTTCAAAAGAAAGAAGATGAGTAAACCCGATATTGATGTGAAAGAACGCAGGATTGTAAACATGCAATTCCGCGCAAAAGAATCCGAAGAGGCCGAAGGTCTTGGTACCATCGAAATGTACGCGGTAAAGTACAATTCTCAAAGCGTCAATTTGGGCGATTTCTTTGAAATTGTATTGCCCGGAGCCTTTACAGAGGCTCTTACTAAATCCGATGTTCGCGCCCTGGTAAACCACGACGCAAACCTAATACTTGCCCGCACCGCATCCGGTACGCTGCAGCTCGCGGATGATGATACAGGGCTCAAGGCCACGTTTGATCTCCCCGATACTACCTACTCGCGCGACCTTAAAGTAAGTCTGCAAAGAGGTGATATATCGCAGTGCTCGTTTGCTTTTACCGTCGAAAAAAGCGAATGGAAATGGATTGAACCGCAAGATGGTAATCCGGGGTTTTGGTTTCGCAAAATTGTAAAAGTGAATGAAATATACGATGTGTCTATCGTAACATACCCAGCGTACCCAGAAACAGAGGCCGCACTCCGGTCACGACCTAATCAAAAAAACGATTCACCTCCTCTTCTGGAAGAAGATGATGACCAAGATTGGATTAATTTTATAACAGCGTGCCGTAGCGCACAAACTATTCAATAATATGAAAAAATCAATCATTTTAAGACAAAAACAGGCTGAGACGCTAAAAGAGTGGCAAGAGGCGTTAACGGCACGCTCGGCAGAAAAAGACGCGGAAAAGCGTACTGCTCTGGGCGAAAAAGTGAAACTTTTTAACGCATCCTATGATGAGATTACCGAAGAGTTGCGCCTTGCCGAAATCGTTGAAGAGCAGGAACGCCGAGATGCGGAAAAGAATGCGCGCAAAACGCAACGCAAGTCACCAGAGGCCAAGTTAGAAGAGAGTTTCTCGCTTATCCGCGCCATCGCTCGATCTGTAAATGGTAAGGCTTTGGAAGGGGCGGAATTGGAGATGTTCCAAGAAGCCGAAAGCGAAGCCACTCGGACTGGTGTAACGCTTAGCGGTAGCGTAAGGGTACCATCTTGGGCAATGCGCACAGCAGAGCAGCGGGACCAAACCGTTGGTACTCCCGCCGATGGAGGCTACACCGTGGCCACCAACCTAAGCGACCAACTTATTCCTATCCTTCGCCCGCGATTAGTAACGGACCGTTTGGGCGCTACACGATTGGATAATTTGGTAGGCAACTTGGATATTGCTCGCCAAACGGGCAAATCATCCGCAGTTTGGGAG